GTCACCAGCGCAATTCTTAGAGTTATGCAGCTAATCATGGGCGGTGCAGAGCGCACAACCCGCGAGACAATGGAGCAGATTGAAGCTCTACCGGCAAAGGTTGCAAAGACTGACCTTGACTACGATTACTGGACAACCAAATTCGGTGAAGTGCCATCGTTTAAGACTCAAGAAGAAGTCGATGCGGCCGGCACACCAGATTCATTGCAACAATGCAGACATGGCAAGCGCATCTTTAGAGAAGGCACGTCCAAGACTACGGGCAAAGCCTGGGCTAATTACAGCTGCGTTGAAAAGAAGCCAGAGCAATGTGATCCGAATTGGCTAGTTATGAGCAGCGATGGCAAATGGAAACCCCAAGTATGAGCGGGCCAATTGAGATAATAAATCCAAGGACTATGAGCTGCACACTCATGGAAGATGGCGAAATCATTGCAACCTACAAAGTCGAGCAATGTGACAAATGCTCAAGGCTGGTTAAATTTGATGAATTTGGTTATCAAAAAGGATTTGGTAACGAAAAGATAATTTGGTTCTGTGCGGAGTGCAGATGAAAAAAAATAAATTAACAATGCAATGTACATGTGGCAATAAAAACGCATGGCTAGTAACTGTCAAATGTAATTGGGGTGAAAACAAACTAATGCAACATAATCGTTATTTTATTTGCTGCGGGAAATGCGATGCTGAGATTGAATTAGGTTGGGGGTTGGGTCATTGATTATGGTGCGCTTATCGCGTGAAGATGAAATCATTGCGCATTCAGCTGGGCTTGCCAGAGAATCACGCTATGGCTCTAATCCCAAATTCCAAGGCAATAAGGGCAATTTTCACAATGCCGTTGTCATTCACTCAGAAGCCGTAGGAGCTGAAATGGCAGTGGCCAGATACTTTGGCGTTGAGGACTTTGTGCCGACAGTGAATACATTCAAGAATGAACCGGATGTCTATTGGAACGGCGTGGCAATTGAAGTCAAACAAACGCCACACAAACGCGGTCATTTAATTATTAGCGAAGATGATCGTGATACTGACATTGCTGTCTTAGTCGTAGGCGAATCACCGACCTATTACGTGATGGGCTGGATACCAGTCGGCGTTGCGAAACGTCCAAGATTCCAATCTGCTCAGGGCGGCTACTGGGTGAGCCAAATCAATCTGCAACCCATTGAGACGTTAAGGAAATCTATCCATGCCAATACTTGAATTTGATTGCTCCATCTGCGCAAAGCTCTACGGCAAAGCAAAGCAACGCCATGGCATCCGAAAGACGTCAGAGTTATCGCTCCATGAATGGTTCGCCACTTGTCTGGGATGTGGAGCATTAGGCATCAAGCTAGTCGATGATGCAAAGGTTGAAGGGTTATCTCTATGAATAAGTTATCCACAGGCAGTATCCACAGGGTGTTGAACACGCCCAAGATTACGCTCAGACTTGACCGGTATTTGACTTCATGGATACGCTCCATACTCGCTGGCGAGCCGCTGATGCGGATAGCTCGCAGGCGAAGTCTGGTGCTATTGGGTGTGCTATGTGTTGTGGGCACAACACCAGCGGAAGCAGTGACAGAGACTGATTATCTTAAGCTATATGCTCATTCAAGAATCATTAACTATGAGCAGTTTCAATGCTTCAATAAGTTGATTACCAAAGAATCTAATTGGAGAATCAATGCAATCAATGGATCGCATTACGGATTAGGCCAGATGAGAAATCCTAAATACAGAGAGCTTGATGGGTATCGCCAAATTGACTGGACGCTTCGCTATATCAAGGCAAGATATTCTGGCTCTAGCTGCAATGCATACCGGCACTGGCAGAAGAAGGGATGGCATTGATGTCTAGGTCATGGGCTAAGGGTTCAACCCGGCAATGGCGCATCATCAGAGAGCGCATATTGCTGCGGGATGGATGCTGTCAAATATGTGGCACGACAGAGGGCAAGATGCACATTGACCACATCATTCCAAAGAGGCTTAATGGCGGTGATGATGAGTGGAATTTGCGTCAATTGTGCCAGAACTGCAATTTGAGCAAAGGCGGTCGGTTTTTTAATGATGCTTTAACACCCCCGACTCTCCATGGGCAAGATATACCCAAGAACGTGTCACTAAGTCATGATTAAGCCATCATTGACCATAGTTGGTCACGAACAGGACGTACTAGTCTCAAATCGGCTCACATCGGTTTTAGAGCCGGAATCAGCTCAGGTCTTTGGGCATGAAGTGCCTCGAATCCACACGCCGCTCAATGATTTGCCCAGCCGAGGCTTTGAATTGATTGACTTTGCTGACCAGATTATTGAGGGCGGGTTTATGCCATGGCAGAAATGGCTGGCGGTTCAATCGCTCAAGCTCAAGCCGGACGGCCGGTATTTCCATCCCATCACAGTGGCCACAGTCGCCCGGCAAAATGGCAAATCGACTTACATGTTAGCCCGCATCGCCATGGGTTTATTTCACTGGGATGAATCATTGCAAGTCGGTTCAGCTCATAGATTGGTCACATCGCTGGAGCAGTTTAGATCGCTGGTGGCCATCATTGAAGCTCACGATGATTTGGCAAAGCAAGTCAAGCGAATCAGATGGCAACATGGAGCAGAGGAGATTGAAACTCTGACTGGTAACAGATTCGTTATCAAAGCAGGCGGTTCAGCAGCTCGCGGATTGAGCAAGCCAGAGGTTGTGCATCTGGATGAGCTGCGTGAAATGAAGGACTTGGATTCATTTGCTGCTTTGCGTTATACCTTGATGGCGGCTAAGAATCCTCAAGTCAATTGTTTCAGCAATGCTGGTGATTCTCATTCCGTTGTGCTGAATTTGCTGAAAGAGCGCGGAATGGCAGCTGCGGCCGGCGCGGTTGATGACATTGGATATTTCGAGTGGTCATCTCCCACAGAAGTCTTATCGATTGAGAATGCAGCTTTCGCCAATCCCGGCCTTGGAATAACGATTCACCCGGACAATATAAAAGCCGTATTCAATGACCCCATTGAAGTTGTCATGACGGAAGTGTTGTGCCGATGGGTTCAAACCATATCCAGCGTCGTCGGCTCAGCTGAATGGAATGAATGTCTGGATGAAGATATTGACCTTGACCCAGAGAAGCTGACGTGGATGGCCATCGACTGCTCGCCGGATCGTAGATTTGCAGCATTGGTCGCGGCTCAGAAATTAGGCGATGAGAAATTCATCGTCAAACTGCTTCACACGTGGGAGAACTCAGTGCAGCTCGATGATCGTGAGATTGCCAACGATGCAGCTAAATACTGCCGCGAATATCCCATTGAGCATCTGCTTTACTCACGCCGAACATCTGGCGCGGTTGCGGCGAGAATGCAGCCGGCCGGTATCCCAATTTATGACATGGATTCGGATTACCCGCAAAGCTGCGATGAGATGCTGGGAGCAATAAACTCTGGGCGCCTTAAACATCGAGGCCAATCTGAATTGACCACACAAATGCTTTCAGCTGTTCAATTGCGTCGCGGCGATGGTGGCTGGGTATTGGGCAGACGTGCCAGTCAGTCGGCAATTCCGGCTTGCGTTGCCACAGCTCTCGTTTCACACTTTGCGACACGCCCAGAGACGGAGATTGACATTCTCGTTGGGTAATGCTCTCAGCGTGGGAAAATTCTCGCATGGGATTCAGAGACTTATTTGTCAAAACATCATCCGTCACAGAGCTGACATACGATGTCTCTGCATCTCTTGCTCCAGTAACGACACTAGATTCACTCTCGCCATTCTTTCGCGGTAATCGCACAGCTACACGTCAAGAAGCGATGAGTGTGCCGGCCATTGCTCGCGGTCGCAACATCATTTGCTCATCCATTGCATCAATCGGCCTTGAAGTGCGTGATCGTGTTACTGGAATGAGTATTGACCCGCCGCGAGTTATTCGAACACCAGACCCACGCATTCCCGGCGTTGCGACATACGTCTGGACGCTAGAAGATTTGCTATTCCATGGTTACGCATATTGGCAGATTACTGAGCTGTTCGCAGATACGCAGCGCGTTCGAAGTGTTCAAAGAATTTCGCCGGATCGTGTAACTATCAACACAAATTCAGATTCAACAGAAATTGAATCGTATTCAATCGATGGTCATACACCGCTTCCGCTTTCAGGCGTTGGTTCGCTTGTTGTCTTTTACGGAAATGATGAAGGCTTGCTCAATCGTGCCGGAATGACAATTCGCACCGGTGCAGAGCTAGAACGCGCCGCAGCTCTTTATGCGCGTGAGCCTGTTCCACAAATGGTATTGAAATCAAATGGAACTGCATTGCCAGCAGATCGCATTGCTAAACTCCTGGAGTCTTGGGGTGCAAGTCGCAGAAATCGCACAACTGCATTCTTGAATGCGGATATTTCGCTGGAGACTTTAGGATTCGACCCGGAGAAATTACAGCTTGCAGCTGCAAGAAGTTACATTGCGACAGAACTCGCCAGAGCTTTGGGAATTCCGGCTTATTTCATTGATGCCGAAACTGGTTCGAGCATGACATACAGCAACGCCAGCACCACGCGTCAAACTTTGCTGGATTTCTCTCTGATTCCACTGATGAACGCAGTAACCGAAAGATTATCAATGCCAGACTTCACGCCATCAACACAGCGCGTGGAATACGCGCTTGATGATTACTTGCGCGGCTCAGCATTAGAACGCGCACAAATCTATGAAATCCTCAATCGCGTTGGCGCATTGAGTGCAGAAGAAATCCGAGTAGCAGAGGACATAATCCGATGAAGGTATTAACACCATTCACAATCACAGCGGCCGATTCAGAAGAACGCACTATCACTGGCCAAATTGTGCAATTCGATACGCCAGCAAATGCATCGACCGGAAAAGTATTATTCAAATCCGGTTCATTGATTCCAGCATCGGTCAAGCTAAATCTGGAACATGATTCAAAGCGACCAATTGGAAAGACGCTATCAATGGAGCTTGCACCAGATGGCAAGTCAATCAATGCAACTTTTAAGATTTCAAAGACCACAGCCGGAACAGATGCAATCCAAGAAGCGATGGATGGACTTCGCGATGGATTCTCAGTTGAAGCAAATGTCGCAGATCATGGATTTAACGAGGACGGCACAATGGTCGTCAATTCAGCGACTTTGGTCGGCGTCGCACTAACACACAACCCAGCATTCGATGAAGCTCGCGTCAGTCATGTCGCAGCGACTACCGAAGTCATACCAGAAGAAACAC